AAAACTTGCTATAATGCAGTTATAGTGAACAACAAGGAGCGATGATGAAATATGCGTGTTGGAGTGTAGTAGGTGGGTGGGTCACTGCTAGTGTAAATGCTGAGGGCGAACTTGTAGAGTTCATTGGCCCTGTGTTTAATAGTATAACGGACCTTTGGAAGTGGCAGCGTGCTAACCTTTATACGGAGATGGCGTAATGATTAGAGTCGTAACTAACAGTTTGGGCAGTGGAGATTGGGTCATTGTGCAAGAGGGCACGGAGATCCTACACGAAGGACACAGAGTTGGTGCCTTTGATCTTGTAGTGATACTACAGAATTTGGGTATTCAAGCAGAACTCGTAGAAGTAAAAGACAGTGAAATGGAAGATGGAGCATACTAATGGTTCTAGCAGAAGACATTGAGATTTTGAGTACCTTCACCGCCGCAGACTTGACGGAGGGTATAAGGATTACTGGCTATAAGGGTGACAGGTTTACCAGTGCCAAGTTTTTGGGCATTAGCAATGGTGGTCAGTTCTGCTATAAGGTAAAATACTTTGACAAGGAAATGGGCATTGAGCAGACCACTAAGGTCTTCGTAGATGTATGTCCAGACACGGGTGCTACCAGAGTAGACTATTAGGAGAGCAAGATGGAACACTTGGACACGGAACTGGTCGAGTTGATTGAAAGTGTTATAGAGCAGATCAAGTGGGACTTTGAACTTGGGCAGACTGAAGACTTGGCGATCTTGTTGGCCCAGTGTCCTAAAGAATACTTGAGAGATTACTTGCCGGAGGGCAAGTGAAATAACCCTACGGTTGACAGGGGTATTGATTGGTAGTATAATATGAACATAGTAAGGAAGCAGGGGCGAACAGACAAATTGCTTATGCAGATGACCCCTGCGGAATTACTTACACTGACACACTAAGGAGCATGTAATGGGAACTAGATCACTAACTTTTGTCTACAACGAGCACAACGAAGCCATTCTCAACCTCTACCGTCAATATGACGGATACATTGAAGGCGGACACGGCTCAGAACTAGCAGAGTTCCTCGCAGGTAAGACTTTGGTCAATGGCTTTGGTAAAGAGAGTACGGACATTGCCAACGGTATGGGTTGTCTTGCTGCCAGTCTCGTAGCCAACTTCAAAGAGACCGTAGGAGGCTTTTACATTCACTCAGTGACTTCTACTGACTGTGGTCAGGACTACGAATACCATGTCTATGAGGATAGGGTTAAGGTGCTGGGTCCAGGCAGCATATTCAATCCTGGAGTCAATGCCGCCTTGTTTGAAGGTACTTGGGCTGAGTTTGCCAAGTTTTGTAAGGTTAAGGTGGCAGCATGAAGCGCTATCTAGTCGCAGTGAGGGAGGATGCTCCCTCATACTGGAGTGCCATGTTCAGCGATGGTTCCTTTGAGCAGTTAGATGCCGTATATTACAGTGATGCTCAAGCAGAAGCAGACAGAAAGTTCGGTGTGGCAGACTTGCAACAGATTGAAATGGAGGAAGATATCGGTTGACAGAGATCCAAATCCAAAGTATACTAATAGAGTGGTAAATTAATTCACATACAGACATTCATACACACGTAAAGGAGATTTAACATGTCTAAGACTTTTACTCATGCAGGTGTCAGCAAGCTCAACGGTTCCTTCAAGGTCCGCTTTGCTAATGATGCCATGCGCACCAAAGTACTAATCAAGAGCGGTCACACTGACATCGACTTGATGGAGTTGCCCAACCCAATGAGCAAAGAAGATGCCATTGCCTACTTGCTCAGCATTGACTTTGCCACTGACAAGTTCGGTGTTACCAATCATGCTGTGCATGAGGCTATCCTTGCTGAAGTAGACAAGAGAGCAGAGAAGCCCGCTAAGGTAAAAGCAGAGCCCACGATGAAAGCCATTGAGGCTAAGGTTGCTGCTAAGAAGGCCAAGGCGACTCCGCAAGTGCCTGCTCTTGAAGGTATGACGCCTTTGGGCATGAAGCCCAGTGCTCCAAAGAGCACTGTTACTCGTGCGGAAGTTGAAGCACAGTTGAAGGATGTAGAAGACGCACCGTTCTAAACTGCCTCAGGGGGACTTATCCGGGACTCCGGATTTCTTAAACGACAGGTCATGTGCCCCTACTTACTTTAACCTATAGCGGGGTTTTTCAATGAGCAGGCTGGAATATTATCAACGACCATTGGTGGCTTTTGATGTGCAGGACAAGGACCATCGTGCTTTCTTCCACGAGTTCCTACTTACCAAAACCTGGGGTAGATGTCCTGTTCGTTTTATCTGTCCAGACGAACATGGCCCGGAAGGACTAGTGGGCATCGTTATGCGTCAGTTGGTAGCCTACTATGCTAGAGAGGAGTTTGGTGATCAGCCTAAGACAGAAGGATTGGCAGTGCCTGTACACAAGCCAGCTCGTCCTAAGAGCATAGAGATAGATTTAAAGGTTTTGGCAAAATCAGTTGTTGACAAGGAGGCAGAAGTCCTGTAATATTATACTAACTGCTAAAGCAGTAGATAATAAGAGGAAAGAAAACATGATGTTGAATCGTATTAACGAAGGAACTAAGACACACAAGTTGTTCACAGCATTAAAGAGTGGTGAGACTATCACTCCCGCAGTTGCTCAAAAGCGTTTTGGTATTAAGAATGTAAGTGCCGAAGTTAGTCGTATCCGCCAAGCAGGCTATGCTGTATATGCTAACTCACGCAAGGCAGGCAATGGAGTTCAAGTCACTGAGTATGTTCTAAGTGAACCCAGTCGACGCTTGATTGCCGCAGGTTACAGGGCTATCCAACTGGGTCTAGCCTAAGGTTGCTCCAAAGTCCTCGGGCGGGGTAGTGTCCCCCGAGGCCACAGATCTTGCTCCGGTCTGTGCTGTTAGTGGGGAGGGCATGTCGGGAGACATTGCCCTTCCATCCCCTTATGCTATGCTCAAATCACTAAGGTTGTCAAGCCTGCGTCAAGGCCGTTGTTTTTTAGCCACGTTGTAAAAGAGCCACAGTTGACGCTGTGCAAGCATTTTGCTATAATGCTTTTACTGTAACAAAACGGAGCAACAAATGCAAAAAGTATATAATTTGTTTTTTTATAACGACAGCAACGAGAGAGAGCACTATGGCACTTTTGCAACACGCAAGGCTGCACTAAATGTTATAGCAGAGATGCAAGCAGAATATGGCAGTGACGTTTTTGCAACAGAAGCATTTAGCGTAGAGACTAGCACTGTTGCAAAATAACAACAGGTTGACAAGTAGCACATAATGTGCTACTATACACTTACACTAACACAAAGGAGCTAACATGCAAAAACTAATTAACACTAAACTTGTGCGTAAACTTGTGCGCAGCATTGCTAACGACAGCATTTACGGCAAGAGCTATACAGACATTAATTTAACACGTAATGATTTGCGTAACGTTACATTTTTTGTGTACGAGCACAAAGCAAAAGCGATTGCTACAGAATTGCAGGCATTACTTGCACTTACAGGCTACACTAACAAAGTGAAAGTTACTACTAGCAAATATAACGATATGGGACGCTGTGGTGGCAACACTTACTTGCGCATTAATAACTGCGTACTAGGCTAATGTTGTATAAGCACAACAGGCTTGACAGAACAGGCTTGTTGTGCTATACTGCACACATACACTAACGAAACGGAGAAACAAATGAAAAAATTAGTATTAAACAGTTTTGAACGCTTTAGCGATATGACTACTGTACGCTTTGACTGCGACTTTGTTGTAACCTGTGCTGGAGACGGGCTTTGGGGCTGTGAGGCAGGACGCAGAGTGCGTGTAACCAGTATAGATGTTAACACGACTGCATTTGGTGACGAACTGGATGTTACAGTAAATGTAGGACACGATAGTGAATGGGACATTTACACTGACACAGCATTTGAGCGGGCTATAAGCGAAGTACTAGGCTTTAAGGTTGGCTTTACTGAACAAGGCATGCAAGAGGACGAGCTTGCTAGCATGGAGGTGAGAGCATGAGGGTTATAAGCGATTACGGACTTGTGCGTGTTATAAGTTTAGGAGACCCTTTTGCTAACACATATGACGTTCGTGTTGAAAACTATGACAGTGACGCAGGCATTTGGCGCTTGTGGCGAGGCTTTAACAGTTTAAGCGATGACTATGCTTATACTAATGCATTTGAAGCAGCAGGGCGTGCTATAAGAGAAGTTGCTAGAGAGATTGCTACAGGTGAACGATAAAGTGTTACAGATTTTAAAGTGGACGGGCACTGTGCTAATGGTGCCCGCTGGCTATATGACGCAGGCAGGCTATGCTACGGGTCCTATAATGTTATACATTGCAGGACTTATTTGGCTAGGGGCTAGTGTACTGATGAAGGACAAAGCATTAATAGCGACAAACACAGTGATGGCTATTGCAGGCACTGTGGGTGTTTTACAACGTTTTGCGCATTAGACTTGACAAGATTAAGAAATGATTGTATTATAAGCTATCAACTATGGAGCAGAGCATGTATACATTCTTCGGGCGCACTGCTAGTCTAGCAGAGCACTTACAATCATTGATTAACACTAACTCAGTGACCCTGCCCTATGGCCGAGAAGAACTCACTGAGACAGGTAAACTGTTGAAGGCTGTGCTAGAACAGTTAGAGCATCTGGAGAATATGAAATGACTATGCAACGGGGTCAAGGGCATGTGGCTACTACACATCAGTCCATACTGAGCGAGGGTATTCACGCAGATGTGGTTGATAGAGTGGCCCGAGAAAAAGGGTTTCACCTTGCCAGTGCCGTAGAGTTTGATCGACTAGTAGGCAATCCAACCTATGCCTTTACAAAGAATGGTCGACTCACAAAGATGAAAGCAGATGGTGGATGGGTGATCTGTCCGCATACAGAGAAGTTGATTGGTGTGAGTGAGAACAAGGATCAGGACGCCAGTGCCAATGCCTGCGAGCGAGTGTTTAAATACCTAGCATTGGTTGGTCCTGGCAAGTTATTTCAGTCACCGAGGCAGATCTTTGTCAGTTTCACCGGGCGTGCCTTTGTTGATGGAGTAGGTGGGCAAGGGTTAGCCACCCTAGAATTGGCTAAGTATGCAGGCATTACCTATACAGTGAATGCTATGCCAGAACAGTTGGAAGCAGCAGTCAGTGATTGGTTTGATTTTTTAGCGAGCATATGATGAAACCACTATATATCTGGGCAGGCGGTAAGAACAAGATGATCCCTAAGTACAGGGTCAATCCCTCCATCCCTTACTCAGGTTATGACACCTTCGTGGAACCATTCTTCGGTGGTGGTGCTATGATGATTCATATCTATGAAAATGCTCCTCAGGTAAAACGATTTGTTCTAAATGATATCAATCCTGAGATTGTAGGCATCTACACTGCCATAAAGACAGACTTGGTTGCTTTCCTAGATAGAATGGATAACCTCAGTGCTCAGTACCTACCCTTGAACAAGGACCTTCGTAAGAAGTTCTACTATGCTTTGCGTGACCAATACACTACAAAGTGGACTCAATGGAATGGTACAGATGAGGCAGCGACCCTTTACTTCCTAATGAAGACTGCGTTCAATGGCATTTGGCAGACCACACAGAACAGCAATGGTAGGTTTGCCACACCCAGTGGCCTACTCAATCAAAAGACTTCTGTCTACGATAGAGCCAATGTGATAGAGTGGCATCAGTTCCTTCAACGTGTGGACATTCATTGTGGTCCTTGGCAAAACTGTGTGGATAAGATTGACGAACGTGCTTTCTACTTCTTCGATCCACCCTATAGAGACAGCTTCACCAGTTATGCTCAGAGCTTTGATGACTCAGCTCACATTGAACTGATTGAATACTGTAAGATTGTGGATGAAGAAGGTCATATCGTTTTCTACTGCAACAGAGACGCAGGTGATACTTTTTACACGGATCTACAGGATGATCTTGCCATAGCCTACTATGACGTTACCTATACAGCGGGTCGTCGTGCCACAGAGGACGATGGTGCTCGCACTGCTAAGTCAGCTAGAGAAATCCTGCTCTATTCCAAGTCCGTAGTCCCTCAGGCTGCACCAAAAGATCTACTGTTCGTCACTGCCTAGTTGGCACTCCAACCCGTGGCATAAAAACAACAGGTTGACAGGCCTCCCTCTTTTCGCTATAATACGAAAATAGTAAACAACACGGAGCAGAGCAAATGGCAAAATTCATTGTTGAGACCCAAGTCCGCGAGAACTATGGCACTGCTATCCGTCCCCACTGGAAGTGCAAAGGAGGCGACACCTATGTGGTATCCAACTTCACCGAGTTCAATAACATCCAACCTACACTCGATAGCATCCGGGAGCAGGTTGAAACCGATAACGATTACATCCAAGAGTGGATCATCGACTGGTATGTGGCTGAGGACGACTACCTCACCCAGGACGAGCGTAATCAGCTCGAATTCGACGGTAGGATCACCTTCCCGGCAAAAGAGTTGGTGGTTGTAGCATAAAAACAACAGGTTGACAATAGCACCGAAAGGTGCTATTATACACTTACACTGAACAACAAGGAGTAGACAATGAGCAAGTTGGATAGAGTGTTAGATGAAATGTTTTGGTTAGCCATCTATAGTATCCCCGCAGTGTTCGTCCTAACCTGTGTGAGTGGTATTGTATACGGCCTGTTGTTTAGGTAAGGAGTAGACTATGAACAAGCCAATCACACCTGAACAAATGACGGAGTGGGTTGCCAAGACTTGGAAGGAGTGCCAAGAGCGTGCGTGGAGCAATACCCCTACAGGTTGACAGGTCTTTGGTTTAGTGCTATTATACACTTACAGTAAACAAAAAGGAGCAAGAGATGAATGAGATGAAAGGTCCAATGATTCAAGGTCCCTTGTTCGAAGTCACTGTCACAGAGTATGAGCGTGGTTGGGGACAGCGGCTCTGCCCAGATGAGACAAGAATCTTCACCAACCGTCAAGATGCTGAGGCCTATGCTCGCACACGGAACTCAGGTACGGCAGAGATCTATTGGCGAGCAGACATCAGGCAGTTTGGTTGATAAGGAGCAGACGATGACAGACATTCTAATCGCAATCGGGGCTATCGCAACCCTGCTTACAATGCGGGCTTATTTCAAAGGTTGGCGTTGGAACGAAGTTTAAGGAGCAGACGATGAACGAACGAATTCGAGAACTGGCTAAAGAGGCTGGACTACCTGTAATAGATGGTGAGTGGGATTACAACGACCGAGAACTTCTATGCCAAGTTGATGGCGAATGGCGAGTCGCCACTCCCTCAGAAATCATCAGTGTTTTGTTTGACTGTGAAAAAGGTAGAGAAAAGTTCGCCCAGTTGATTGTTCGGGAATGTGCTGAGGTTTGTGCCAGTATTGCAGCAGTCAGAGCAGGATATAATGATGCTGACGGTAGAGATACAGCAGATTCTTGTGGTGATCAGATTAAAGAACATTTCGGAGTTGAATAATGACATATACTGTAGTCATCAAGCACGAGGGTGAAGAGGCTCGCCTCCCCTGCCATACCTTGGAAGAGGCGCAGTTGGTTCGTCGCAGTTTCATCAACTGGGGTGGCTTGGGCTATGACATAGCCATAGAGCAGGAATAACCCTACGGTTGACTAGGGTATTGTTTGGTGCTATACTACGAACACTTAAACAAAACGGAGCACAAGATGGAACAAGGGTTTTTGATAGCAGAGATCATAGACATGCTGGACCGCCTAGACCAGTATGACCACGTGTTTGCCGCTAAGATGATCCAGCAGTATGACCACACGGGCCGCTTGAGCCCTAAGCAGGTGGCAGTGCTGGAGCACATCTTGGCCAAGGCCTATGTTGTATAACTGCCACAGGTTGACACACCACAATCTTTTTGCTATTATACGAACACACTAAACACACAGGAGCAACCAAATGCAAATCACCCTGAACCCCAAGACCCTGCGTAAGGCCGTCCAGTTCTACGTGGAGGATCAGATCTACGCCATGTACACCAAGAAGGAACTGGCTCTGGCTAATGCGCCCGCAAAGGATGCCCTGATCGATGAGCTCCTGGAAGACCCCAAGTTCCTCAAAGGCATTGAGAAGTATGTCTCCAAGTATGTTACGGACTACGATGTCCTGCGTGATGCTATGGACGAAGCACCCTGCCGGCGCTTGAACAAGATCCTCAACGCCCTAGACAGCGTAGAAGCCTAAAGACCCTACAGGTTGACAGGGCTTTGGTTTTACCATATAATACATACATCAACAACGCACTAAGGAGCACAAGATGAAGATCACGTTTAAAGATTTTGACATGAACGAAGTCACCGATCACTTTGACTTTATGGACCCAAAGCAGTGGAGGAAAGTTGACAAGTTTGTAGTGCTCAGTTCAGATGACTTGGACACTGGGCGGGTGGTAAAGAAGATGGGCTTCTCCCAGGACGAGCATTTTGATAGTTTCTATCATGGCGGCCGCTATGCTCTTAGCCTAGTCAATAAGGCGCTCAAAGCCGCAAAGAGTGGCTTGGAAATCCGCGAAACAGACCTTGGCGAGGGCTCAGGATTCGTCCTAGTCCAGGCTGATGACACTGAAGAATCCTTTGCCCAGCGTGTGTTCAAATAACAACAGGTTGACAGGGGCAAGGAAACTTGCTATAATGCACTTACACTGAACAACAAGGAGCTGGAAATGGGCTACAAGGTTATCGCAGACAAATTCCAAATGGACGAGATGCGTGTCAAGTACGGTCCACGCAAAGGACTTGAGGGCCCATTCAACTTCTCAGGTCGTGTGCTCTACTACGACAACAAGGAGGGTCAATACTTGGACCCAAAGACAGACTTCTATGTAGAGCAGGATGAGATGAACATGATCCACAATCGCTTGATGGCTAACCTAAGGGGCTAACATGACTGACACTATTGACAACCTCTACGAAGAACTGGTTTACCTTTGCGAAGTGCGGGGGGAACTGGATCCAGAATCCAACGCCCAAATCGAAGAGCGCATCGCTGCGATCAACGCAGAGATCAAAGAACTTAAGAGCATCAGCTCACGCTGGGGTTGACACTGAAGAAGATTTGTGCTATAGTACGAACATGGTAAGCAATAATGCTTTCCAGGACATTTTTCAAAGGAGAACTTTATGTCTAAAAACCTTTTACTTGCATCACTCATTAACTATCTTTCTGGCCTCAAAGCCAAAGGTAGAAAGTCTGTATATCGCACAGCAATCTACGCTGTTATGGAAGATAGACACGGAACTAGTTCTATCTTCAGTGGCAAAGCTCTTACAAGAGGTCTGCTTGAAGATGCTGCTAGAGCAGTGGGCGGGCTTTATTTGCCTGCTAAAAACGGCAACTCGAAGGTTGTGTTCTAAAAACAACAGGGGTTGACAACAGCCCCTCTTTGTGCTATTATACACTTACACTAACACAAAGGAACTAACATGTTTGAGACTAACCCAGTATCAGATTCAGCAGTGTTCGTAGGCATGGTGATCATTGCCGCTACCCTTGCAACCCTACTCAAACTGGGCATCATCTAATGATTACTCTACACGGACTAACTAAGAACCAACGTATCATAGCAGATACCCTGTGGAACAAATGCCAAAGTCAATCCGACGTTGACGCAGTGCTCAAACACTTTGGACACGATGCTCGTGTTGTATACGAACTGATTATGGCACACTCAATGGACCAGATTATGGACACTGATTTGGCTGAGATTGTGATTGACAGGATCCGGGCTAGGTAGTATAATACACACTTAAATACATTACTTAAGGAACACATTTATGGCAAATAAGGCATCCACTAAAGCATCAATGGCAACCAACATACTAGAGTTTGACACCGAGGCTATCGCTCGCAGAGAGAAAGAGGTAGCCAAAGAGACCGACGAGCAAATCCTCACCCGACTAGGCGAACGCTTTAGCATACTCACTGAGATGACTAAGGCAGTCAAGCAAGGCAACATCACTGCTATGATTGTATCAGGTCCCCCAGGTGTAGGCAAATCACACGGCGTTGAGGCAGTGCTCCAAAAGGAAGACCTGTTCAATACCCTAGCTGAACGCAAGCCCAAATACGAAATCGTTAAGGGTGCCATGTCAGCTATTGGACTCTACTCAAAGCTATACGAGTTCGCAGATAAAGGTAACGTTGTGGTGTTTGATGACTGCGACTCCGTGCTCTTAGACGAAGTATCGCTCAACGTGCTCAAGGGCGCATTGGATAGCTGCAATCGTCGCTTCATTAGTTGGAACACTGACAGCCGCTTGCTACGTAGTGAGGGAGTGCCTAATCGCTTTGAGTTTAAAGGTTCCGCTATCTTCATCACTAACATCAAGTTCGAACACGTTAAGAGTCGTAAGTTGCGTGACCACCTTAATGCATTGGAGTCACGTTGTCACTACATTGACCTACAGATGGACACTGAACGTGAAAAGATGCTGCGCATTAGGCAAGTGGTCAACCAGAACGAGATGCTTAAGGACTATGACTTCGAACCCTGCGTACAGGACGAACTAATCGAGTTCGTAGACCAAAACAAGACCAAGCTACGCGAGCTCAGCCTGCGTATGGTGCTCAAGCTAGCAGGACTGCGCAAATCCTTTCCACTGACTTGGCAGATGATGGCTAAGACCACCTGTATGCGCAGAATATGAGTGCCGTAATCACTCGCCTAGCACTATATCTAACCTTAGGCTTCTTACTGGACGCCTTTGGTTGGACAGCGGCAACCGCACAGTTCTGGTGCATGATGGCTCTTACCATAGCAGCCGATGCACTGGGCAGAATGGACGGACGCAGAGAGGGTGCCATGGAAGGCATAGCAGCCTTCCTTAAGATGAACGAACAGGAACAATCAGATATCAAAAGGATGGTGAAGCAATGGGAACGGCAATGACTTGTGAATGGATTGGTGAGGGTGAACACTGCAACCACCCCACTCTACCCGGTCGGAACTATTGTGAAGATCACCTATGGCTAGTCTATCAAAAGGGCACCAAGTTGGGAAAAAGACGGAAAGATCAACGCATAGCCAACGATGTATTCATGTGGCAGAGCCTGCTTGACGAAGCTTTACAAGAACTTGAAGAGGAAGGAGTATTATGAGAACTGTGGGTTTTATCCTAGTAGCCTTGGCGGTAGTAGCACTGATCGCCGTAGTGCCTATAATCCTACTATGGACAGTGAAGACTTGGCAGCTGATCTTAGATGATCAGCTCAGTATCCTAACCTGGGATGCTTGGGTGGCTAGCCTATGCACACTATGTATCATAGACGGCATGCGGCGCATTAAGGTGCCCAACTAGAGAGAAAAAAAAGGGCGCACGAAGCGCCCTTAAACATGAAAGCAACGACTAACTACACAAAACGATAAATTACTCCCTGAGCACTTACTCGCTTTACAGTGCCCTCACTAGCCCATTGTGCTTCCATAGCAGCGAGCTCTCTCTTGTCTCGCACACTAGCACGATCTACTTTAACGGACACCCCACGCTTCCCATATGCTATATACACATTACGAGCATGATACAACATCTCTAACACTAACTTCATACGCTCTGCTCTAATCTTTGTAGCACTATCGTAGCGTGTTGAGTTAGCATAATTACGCATACGAGCATCTCTATACGCCCAAAACTTATTGGGAGCTTCTTCTGTGTTTAGTGTAACTGTATGCATTGTTTACTCCGTTTACGTTATGTGTCTGTATTATATACAATACTTGTAGGGAGAGCAATAGTGTGGCTGTGCTGCCACACTCTCTAACTATGCAAGACCCACACGCTCTGCCCACTCTATGCTAGTCTCGCTAGCCCTCTTGTGTCCCAGTGCATACACACTGCCGTGGAAGTTCTCATAGTCAAAGAACGCTACTTCTTCTCCCCCACGCAAGTATAGTATCACTGCACCCACGTCCTCACTGTCGCACCCACGCAAGTAGTCTGCGAACTCTTGCTCAAAGCGAGTAATGAGCTCGTGCTCAATGTCCTCCATGTCTATTTCAGTGTCTGAGTTATACATGTCTTCAAATGCTTCTGTGTAGTTTACGCTTAAACTTGCTTGTAGTGTGCTTTGCATAGTTGAGCTCTCTGTGTAGTTAAAAAGTATAGCACTTGCACACGTTGTGCTACGTGTTGCTGCTGTGTTGTTGTGTGCTTTGTGCATGTATGTATAATAGCAAAAAAGCACTAGCATGTCAACATGTTGTATGTACGCAACAGGGAAGTGTTGTAAGAGAACAACGGTGGGAGCCCTGGGGTGTAAATGCTATAACGCTATAGTTACTAGCACAACCGCTTGCCAAAAGTTCAACCCCAATCTCTCAATCTCTCAAACCAATCATTCAAACCCTAAAACTCACCATACCCATAGGTTAGAAATCACCATGGCCACGGTTCTCCGGACCATTTGAAATTTTTGCAGCAAAATTTTTGTGCAGTGTATAGACCGGTTGTAACTGTCATATTAGCCTACAATAAATATTTTCATGCGAGCATTATGGGATCATCCCTGTTTACCATATCGTGTATCAGCGCCTTGGCCTACTGTGTCTAATCCTTCGGGCACAGTGGATTGGGTAGCCTCAGTGGATCTAGTAGAGTCTTGGTTAGAGGATCATGTTGGTCTACACTATAGAGATTGGACATGGGCAATGTGGGCTCTACACAATCCCTATTATTGCGGAGTCAGTTTCAGTCAAGAGCGCAACTGTACAATATTCTTACTACGCTTTGGTTCATAGTAGGTTGTTCAGATGTAGTTGGATTAACTGAGTAGTTAATGTTTATAAACTGTTTTCCGCTGTTCTGCTTCGCAGATGCGCTATCGCGCCTAGTCTATACTAAGCCAATCGTCGTGCAGTTTTTGGACTAGGTCCTGTAGCCTAGCCAGATCTTTTGTTTGTCTCAGTTGTTTATAAACTAGATTAGCTGTACTAAATTCGCCCTGTTTCTGTTTCAGGCCCATTCGTCTATACTGTCTCAGTAGTTCTAGAGCAGTTTCCGCAGTGTCCAAATCTTTCAGTTCAGCTGTATGATCTATTATAGTTTGCCAAGCCTCAAGTTCCTCTGTGAACCTGTGTTGATCTATTTTGGGTAGATGTTTAGTGGGTTGTTTCAGCCACCGATCCTGTTTTATACTGTATAGTCCTGCTGATTCGCCCGGGCTGTGTACATTCTCCACGTATAGAGTAACTGGTATGCCGTAGATACGAATATTATTATCTCGTTCGTAGAGATGACGTTTAGTATCGAAAAGTTCTTCAGCTTCGTCTTTGCAGTCAAGCAGATCATAGTCTGTGATCAAGTGTAGGTCCAGATCTGAATCTTTGTTATAGTTATAGTTAACGTTGGAGCCTGTAATCACTATGTCCAGTATGGGGAATTTGATGTCAACATAATCATAGAAGTCTTCTGCAATACGCAGTAGAGCTCCTCTCACTTCGGGTTTAAGTTTGTTCCTAGCTTCCCAAAGTTTAGGGTTCAATGGTTGTAGCTGTCCTAAGTTCATAACTGTATATTTAGCCTGGTTAAATATGCATATGATGAGAGAAAACTATGTGGGCAAGTTGGTCATAGCACATCCCAGCAATCCCAGGAATGAAGCAGCACGTAGTGTGCAGATTGTGGTCACGGACACTGACTCTGTTACTGTGTGCCTACAGATAAACACGCCGCATCCAGAGCTTACTCTAAGTCGTGTCACACGGAACATTGGCATAGATCACGAAGGGGATCAGCCTGTATATTTTGGCGGAGTAGTCAATCCACATAAGATACACGTCATACACAGTTTAGATTGGGCAGGTATCAGTACAGTGCCCCTAACTGATCATATAGGCCTAACCAATGACATATCAGTGCTCATGGCTCTAAGTAGGAATGAGGGTCCTGAATATTTTCGTGCCTGTGCGGGCTATTGGACCTGGGAGGATGGTAGGTTTGAACGTGAGCTAACGGGTACTGTGCCTAGATCTGAAGATCCCTATCGTTGGGAAGTACTGGATGCCAGTATAGAGACGGTATTTCAAGTTGATGCTAATATACAGTGGAACTACTGTATAGAGCAGGTAGCACGTCAAACTGTCAGTGCTTGGCTCTAGTCCTGTTCTGGATTTAGCGCACTGAGCATACTGCGTATAGAGGGTGCCTTAGGTTGATTTTGTGGTCGTTTGGCCACGGTTCTAGTAATTTCACCTGTGGCAGGATCCACTGTTTCCGTTGTTGTTGTGGATACCACACTGGTACGTTTGAGCATGACTTCTGGTCTAGCTGACTGCTGTGGTCTAGCATCTTCTTCATCGCCCAGATCTGAAATGCGCAGTGTATCAATATTAAACTCTAGATCCACCTTTTGTCCCACGCCACTGCTAGAACGTGTCTTCATAAACTGTATCTGATAGCGTCCACGTTCCTTCATAGCACGACTAGTAAAGATACCTATAACATTATCTGCTGTCTGTATCTTGCTGAGTCCTCCACTGATATGACTATGATCAAACTCAATCTCTTCCACTGCGCTTCTATTCAGCTGACTGGCTGTTACTGTAAGACACTGTGTTTCCATGGCCAAGTTACGGATCTCTTCTGACACATATTTGTCTTTTACGAATAAATCTGAGGGCGATACCTTCACACTTAGGGGCATCATCAAATCCAAGTAATCTATGAGCAAAACATCAGGTTTATGATGTTTTTTGACCTGATATTCCTTCAAATAGGCTCGAATATCGTTACAATTTTTGCCTGATGGCATATACTTGATCTGTATGCTGCCTGCACGTTTCTCTAGCATTTTTACCTTAAGTTCCACATCGTCGATATTACGAAAGATTTCTCTAGTGGGTATACCTGTGGTCATTGAATCCAGTCGCATGGCCACAAGATTTTCACTGAGCTCAAAGGTCAAGTATATGACGTTCATGCCCTGTAGAGCCCAGTTAATACCTAGGTTAGCCAGGAATAGACTTTTGCCCCCACCCGATGCTGCGGCAAAGATATTAAGTTCACCTCGATTAAATCCGCCATATAGTTTCTTGTCCACACTGGGCCAGCCTGTGGATATCTGTCCGTTGCTGCTTTTCAGTCCTTCCAGTCTAGCTCTCGGATCGGCAAAATAGTCTGTGCCCATGTCTTTGTTCAGACTGATCTGTATGGCTTCTTTAATCAAACGTTCCACTGGGCTGTATTCACCTTTGTCCAGCAGGTCTGCACTGCGTATAATAGCTCGTTCCAAGGCCTTGTGCCTAGTAAACTGTTCAAACTGATCCATGAGCCACTCGAAGTTTTCCTTCTGCATAGTGACTGCTTCTAGGTTAGATTCGCAGGCCGCATTGACCTGAACAAGTTCAGGCATGACCTTATAGCGATCTACATGTTCTGTGATAAACTTTGCCGTGGATCTTAATCGTTGATCAAACAGTTCAGGGTCGAAAATATTCTGACAGCGTATAAAAGTTTCGGCGTCTGCCAAGAACATTTCCAAG